TCATCTCCTGGTCCCTAAGGACCGATCATCGACGTACAGAGTACCCCCAAAATGGTGAGGCCCCTTGGATCTGCCCCAAGAATTCAAGATTCAAAGTCTTGCGTGTTTCTTATTACACCAGAGCCCCGTATTACTTTTGGTGGACCTCCACGGTACTGCCCCGTGATCCCCAGGGTAAGAACCTGGTGCTTCACTATCAAAGCTTGAAGTCCAGTTGGAGTCGCGTGTCGGAATCGAGCCGACGTGGACGGTTTTGCAGACCGTCGCCCATCCCCTTGGCTAACGCGACATATATTTACCAACGAAACAAAATCCAACCTACTGTGAATGAGAACGATTTGAGATCAGCTCCAATCTCCCCTTCATAGCGCATACGTTCCCACATATACACACTCCTATTTTGGCGCTCCTGGTGGGAATTGAACCCACTTGTTCCTTCTCGACAGGAAGGCGACTATGCCAAATGTCTCCAGGAGCATGATTCTTTTCAATGGTGCAGTGTCTAGGAATCGAACCTAGTGGGCCGAAGCATTCGCTCTACAGGCGAACCCCGCTCCATACAGGTCTACCACTGCATTATGTATGCGCCGGCGTCCTACCCTTAGACGACAATTACGGGGAGGCATCGAAACTCCCATTTCCGGCAGCTCTGCTCCCGGTGTCCTGGGGAGACTTAAAATTTTGCACTAGGTCGAGGGCGATGGGTACCTAGTATCCCCAATTAAATATCTGTTCTGGCGATCTTATGTACCAAAACTCTTCACCCAGGTCTACCCTCTTAACGGCCTGGGACTGCGGGTTGATTGATTCAATAGTGACCCTCAAGGACAACCCGCTCTATTACAAGCTGCGTTTCCGCGTGGACCCTTGAGCCGGCTTCTTATTGGTCTGTCCGCCGGAGTCTTACTCAGTCAACACTACGATACGTCAAAATTCTCCATGGCCACCGCCAACAGGTGATTGTAGTCACCACTCGTCATGTCCTTGCGTACCGTTTCCCATTTATCGGCGGGCCACTTGGCTTTTGTGGCGGCGCTCCGAGCACGACCTAGGATCGAAAACGCATTTCCATCCATACCCACCAATTGCAATTTAGGCTTTTTCATACTCAATTCCCCTCACACATCTGTATATTAAATCATACTCAACTGGACATCAACACCGAACCACGTTCCCGCAAGCCCGACCGCAGGATCACTGTTCCTGATTCGCTCTAGTTCAGTCATGGCAGCTTTTACGGAATCGTTGACTTTCGTAAAATCCCCCACCCCAGTCATAATCGTTCTCTTGGTCGTAAAGAACGAAACCCCGCCGGTAATGACCCTGAACCTCTGAGACTGTTTCATCTTTTTCATACTCATACTCTCCTCTGTTTTCTCAATCATCATATGAAGAGTATAACAAAGATCACTTCATGAATCAAGAACTATTTTCGTATCTAACTCGTTGATTTCATTCAACGTTCAAAAATATCTATCTATAAATTCGTCTGGCGCTAAATAATTATAAGAAAGGAAGAACCATGCAATCTTACACCTATGTGGTAACCCACACTAGAACCGGAAAACTATACTATGGATGCCGAAAATCCACTTCATTTGATCTCTGGAAGAAATACTTCACTTCATCAAAACTCATCAAGAGAATGATAGTCGAAGAAGGACTAGACGCCTTCACAGTTCAAATTCGACAAACATTTGAAACCTACCAAGAAGCCAGATTTTGGGAAACCAGATTTCTTCGAAGAGTAAAAGCGAAATCCAATCCTAAATTCCTAAACCAATCAGTCTCTTCACCGAGTGTTCCCCTGAAGGATTCATTGTCAGAACTACAACGAAGAAACTCTATTTCTATTGCTATGAGACTTCGTTGGCAAAATCCAGAATACCGGGCAATATTTTCCACACCAGAGTTCAAAGTAAAGATGCAACGGAGGAACAAATTGCGAAAACATTGGCCGAAACCCAGATTTGAAAAAAGTCCTCCAACTTCATACTACAGAAAAATAACAATACTAAGAAACGGGGAAACAAAAGTCATCCATCAAAACCAATTCTCGGCATATAAGAAATATGGCTGGTCGGCCCAGTAGGATTCGAACCTACATCACGCTCCAGTCCGGAGCTCCCAGGTTATAAGCCTGGTATTTTGCCAGTTAAACTATGGGCCGAAAACGTGGTACGAGGGGGCCGCTACTAACTCCGTTGCCCTTCACACTCCCAGGTGTCTCAGTAATTTGGGAGCCTCGTATTCTCTTGTTGGTGGGCCGCCGCGGTACTGCCCCGCGATCTACCGGTTAAAAGCCGGTGGCTTCACTATCAAAGCTTGCGACCCAGGGTCTGTTGGTGCGCCTGAGAGGACTTGAACCTCTAACACACGGTTTCTAAAACCGTTGTCTCTGCCGTTGGACTACAGGCGCATGCTTCCTGGTCACGGTGGAGGAATTTGCATCCCCTAGGTACGACATATGAAATCGTCCTGTTGCGCTTGTACTCACCGTGGTAACTTGGTAGCGGGTCGTGGAATCTAACCACGGACCTCAGGTTATGAGCCTAAGAGGAGCAACAGCCCCCATCCACCCGCAATTATTTGGTGCTCCCAGTGGGTTTCGATCCCACTCTTACGCCTTGAAAGGGCATCGACCTAGCCAGTAGTCTATGGGAGCGTAGTGGTCGGGCTGGTGAGAATTCCACTCACTTTTTTCCTCGTCCCAAACGAGGTGCAACAGTATATTTTGCTACAGCCCGGTATTCTGGTGGAGACTACGGGTACTGCCCCCGTTCTTACTGAGTGCAAATCAGTCGTGCGCCTATTAACACTTAGTCCCCATATCACTTAAATACTTCAAAACATTCCCCTCATGGGGTGACCGGAGGGAATCAAACCCTCATATCTGGTGCCACAAACCAGCGTACTATCATTGTACTACGGTCACAGTCGATCCTCAGTTTCTCTCTGAGGAAAATGGAGCCGGCGACTGGAATCGAACCAGCTTTACGTCCTCATTACAAGTGAGGTGCCTGCCATTCGGCATCACCGGCAATTCTACTACCCAGTTACTTCAACTCTACCGTCCAATACAAATAATCTCTCCATGTCTCCGGGGTCTTCTTGATCCCCATGGTCACAGTGACCACCTGGGCCCACACAGGTTGTCTGGGCTTCTTGAGCAGCGGCATCTTGGCTTGTTCTGGTGTCCGTCCTTCCTTGCGTGAGTTACAGTCCACACAGGCCGTCACGATGTTTTCCCAGGACTTCTTGCCACCCTGAGACACAGGGACCACATGATCAAAGGTCAACTCTTCTGTTTCCTTCTTTCCCCCGCAATACTGACACATAAAACGGTCTCGATGAAATATGTTTGCACGGGTGAACTTTACTGAAACTTTCCTTTTCATTCTAGAAGGAAACAGCATCCTAATCACCGAGGGCACCTTCATGGTGAAGGAGATACTACGAATCTCTTCCTGGTGTTCCTCAAGAACCTCACACTTACCCTGGAACAATAAAGTCACGGCACGTCGCCATCCAACAATATTGACTGGTTCAAAACTGCTGTTCAACATCAACGTGGAGTTCACGATTTCCTTTTCTTACAATGGTTGAAATGCCACCTCTTCATGCTACTGGCGCCGCCCTCCATGAGACAATGAGGGCAAATTACTCTTGGTTTTGGTACGCCCCTCAACTGACGAGAATGCTCCAACTTCCACTCTTCGGTATGTCTCATTCCTTGTGCATACTTGTTCCCAAGGCACCGTGTTCTTAGCCGCTCAACCAACTCAGGAGTCATCTTGTATCCGAGAGAGTTTTTCTTACCCATAAGCCCAGCACTGGTTCCTGGCTTGGGTACTCCTAATTGTCGCAATGATTGCTTGCGCTTGAACTCCTCCGTGTGCCTGGCACCCAAAACACCATCGCCTCCCAGTGTCATATTGTATTCATGTGGAAACAATTCAATCATTAGAGGTTCCGCGATATTCTTTCCGGCCTCGTGATCTTCTCCCCAACACAAAACTTCAAAATAAAAATTATCAGATCCATCGATCCTTATGGCGGCCGTCAGGTGTCGATGTACCCGAGCATTCTTCGATTCCCATATGTGCTCACGGAATCTTTTCTCTGGAGGATTCTTGGTTGTGAATCCAATATACGACTTTCCGTTCACTCTATTTCGTATTCTATAAATCGTATACATCCGTTCCTCTATTCAATCGCATCACATTCTGGAGTCAACATTTGGCGTGGGATCCAGGAACCGCCCCCGGAACTGCGATTTTGGAGATCGCCATGTTTCTCGTTACACCAATCCCACACTATCTCATTGGTCCGCCGTATGGGTACTGCCCCCATGTCTCCCGCTTATCGGGCGAGCATCTTACTTTTAGACGAACAGCGGAAAGTATAACACATCAACGAATTACAGTCAAGCATTCTTTTGGTGGAGCGCCAGGGATTCGAACCCTGCTATATTCTCCATGCCATGGAGACGACCACCCCAAGCAGTCTCGCGCCCCGATAATGTCGGGTGGAGGGTATTCTTTCCTATCGGCAAGTCACCTCCGACAGCCGTTGACTAGACGGATACCCTGCACCCCTTATTCAGTCTTGCTTGCTGATCCAACACCATGAGCCACAGGAGACCCAAGATCGAAATGTTGAAGATCCATCCCATCAGTTCTAGTGTCATCGAGTCCTCCTATGGAGCCCAATAAAAAAGCGGAGGATCACTCCCCCGCTTCGTCGAATCCCGGTCGCGACCGGGGAGATGGTCGCATCGGTTAACTAATCATATTTCCTGCCTGAATACCATAAGATGTCTGCCATGGCAGAACACGTTCCGCGGTATTCAATTGTGATAAACGTATATGCGACTGTCTCATAGTTCCCCGTGTATTCCGTTCGACTGTTAGAAAGAGTATATCATACTTGAAGTTCTCTGTCAAGCACTTTCTTCTATTTAGACAACGGGGTTCGTCTAACTGTAGGTTTCCGTAACCCTCTCAGAAATTTCAATTCGTTCTTGGCCTCACGGAGCCGGGCATCGCGCAACTCCTTCATACGCTTGGGGTCCTTGGGGTTGGGCCCAACGATGGGGTAGCGCAATTTGTTCGTGACCTCGGAAAATTCCATGTACGGAGTCTGGATGCACCCAGGGAACCCAGTCTTCTGCATCACAGGGCACTTGGAACAGGGGGCATTTGGTGTTGCGGGAAGATGAAACTTCTGACAGAGCCCACAACTGTCGGTGCCTCCGTCCAAGACCAGCATCCCATCAGGTGCCTGTTTGATAGACTTCACGACAAATTCCCATTTCTGGATCGATGCCTCCAGGGCCTCAGTTTTCGTCATCCTTGTGGGAAATTTCCCGACGACCACGGCATGCTGTGTCGTGCGATCATATTCCACAAGCATCTCAAACTGTAACGGTTTCATTCTATGTCTCCCTCAAGACCTTTGGGGGTCTCATCCTTCTCCAAGGTCTTCTTGAAATAATACCCACCAGCCTCATGGTTCATGGACTATTCCTTTTGTGTTTAAGCCTCGCGGGTCGATATCTCGCATGATACCGGAAATCCCCCCAGGTTTTCCGCTCAATCAACTCCCAAAATACCCAGTTCAACTGGTCCCCAACCCACATCTTGACCGGATACCAGGCCCACCATGGTTCCCATTCTCTATAGGGGCGTTCTGATTTTACGGGCAGTCTCATATATTCTACTCCCACTCTTCCGCATCGGCGGCACGCCGGGCCCGGTCATAGTCTATCAGTCGTTCAAGGGGCGACAAACGCGCCCAGGACTGAACACAGACATAATTTCGCCAGTTATGGAATCTGCTCGTGCCGCGAAACTCCACTCGCTCAAGCTCTACATCTGTAGGATCCGCACTATCTAGGCCCAATGCCTTTCGAATCTCGGCGAGACTGTAGAGCCCTCGTTGCATAGACTCGGCGGCCTCCCTACGAAATCTTGCATTCTCCTCGATAATGGTCTGAACCTCCTTAGCATCCACGAGCAAACGGGAATTCCCTTCCTCTTTGAGTGCCTTGAGCCCTAGTGTCACAACCTTGGCAATGGTGTCGGCATCCATATTCCATGTGCTCATCGCGACTCCCTTTCCATAGGAAGATATCATTCTTCAACGAGTGTATTGAAACTCAGGGTACTACCTTCTGGGTGCCCAGGGATCTCCGTGTGGATCGTCCACAGTGGGCCGAGGGTCTGTATATGGGTATTGAGCAACAGTCGTGAATGTGACCTGGTCGACCGTATGATAATATGATATGCCCTCAGGGTTACACTCAGAGCATCCATCATAATGGGTCAACATTTCTATCGTGGCATCCTGTGGAAACGTCTGTAGTTGTTGGATCAATTCAGCGACCGTCACCCTAGACTCCCCATTTTACGCGAAGCCATATAGTCTTCGCGATCTTGAATATGAACGTCAATCACTCGTTTGAGTGAATCGATGGTCCTGGCATTCATGGTCACCCCATGCCGCTCCGCTTTCCAGTGCTGGCTCCCTGTGGGATAATAGTAGACTCTAAATCCTCGGTACCAGTTCATCTTAGTTCACCACTTGATATGGGGCATCCCAAGTACCAATGTTCACGCTCAGATACCACCCGACATCGAAGTAATCCGTTAGAATATCTGATCGATTATGGTTCCCTACGTTCATCGTAGGAATGATTTTCTCCAAGATTTCCAATGCTTTCCCTGTAAACTGATCTTTATAGTGAAAGTCATTGACTTGCATATAGGTCATCTTGGTATCCATGGTACGTTGGTATTGTGGTTTCTGTGAAAGTGTCTCGATGTAGTTCCCAATAAAATCCACAGGTCCCGCCTTGATCTTCATCACAATCGTGCTGTGGTTGTGGACACCCAGGGTATACTTGATCCCAGTTCCCTTGAGCACCTTTTTCAATTCCTCGGCAATCTTCTTCTTTTTCTCTTGGCTCATATACGCCATGATCTAGTTCCTCCCTTTGTTTTTGTACTCAATCATCATGTCTTAATCATAACAAAGGGGTAGGAATATGTCAAGAAGAAACCATCAGATTAGAGGATTTTAATGTTCATGGTAAGTTGTTGATATTATTGGGGCTCCTGTTCTGATAGGAACGATTCCAGTTCCTCTGGGCTCATAGCATAGCGAATACCATGATTCGCATGTCGGAGTACCCCGGACTGACAAAGCATGCGAATCATGTTCCGCTTTTGAATCTTTTGGTACCACCAATTTCTCAGTTGTTCTATACGATACACGTTAGCTCCTAGGTTCCACGATGCTGTGATTCTGCCTCTTCGTATCCATCCGAAAAGCCACGATCATACTCCGCCTGACTAGAAACACTCGCAATCTCCGCACTCTCAAGGGCCTGGCGCACCAACGCTTCGAACTGTGAGACCGTCATCCTCGTGTTGGTGTAGGCATCTACGATTTGGTCTAGCAGTTCTTGATTGATCATCCAAGACCTCAGGGGTTATTGTTGCGCCCGATACCGGGCATGATATGGCCGATCCCCGTATTTCACATAATGCCGAGTGAATTGCTCAAGTCTCTCTAGGGTGAATATGATTACCCCTTTATCTTTCTTAGTATCATATATGTCAACAAACCAATCATAAATGATGTGAGGTCAAAGTGCAAGTGCCAGGCATCCATGATTACTCCTTTATAATTATGTGTTCGCTAGTAAAACCATGCCGGAATCGATCTCGCTTTCCATGTAGCCAGGTGTCTCTTTTCCTGTCGATAATAGTTCCTATAGGCCTCCACAGGGTTACCTGGAACTTTACAGCGATCAGGCATGGCCTGGGGTGGCTCAGTGATTCCTACGCTAGGACACCATGCAGGAGCCCTCTGGAGCCACACAATCAATCCATCCGATTCGCATTTATGTATGCGGCCATAACGGTGGGTGTATTCGGTTGCCAGGGCTCGCGTGAGTGCCCAGAGCCATCGATAGGCGTCTCTTGAGGAACGACACCAGACGGCACAGGGATGATTGACATGGGTGGCCTGATAGAGCATTTTATCCTGCACCGAGTCCTTGAGCGCCCAGTGCCATAGGCGCCTACCATTCTTGGGGCTACGAATTTGAGTGACCAATCCATCGTGGACTCGATGCGCCGTGGACAACAGTTGACATGACTCCAGAATCATCTTGACCACATGTTTGTCGTTGTGCCACGAGGCACAGAGTACAGGGTCATCATCTAGACGAAAAATGTTCATCTCAATCATCATGCCTTAGTATAGCAAATGGGCAGGCCTCTGTCAACAAGAAACCGCGAGATTAGAGGTTTTTAATGTTCATGGCAGACGATCAATCCTCCATGCGATGATCCTACGCACACGGAGTTTCCATTCCTTCAGGGTCAATGGAACCGGAATCACTGGATCGAGAATCATACCCTTCTCAAATGCCACACTATGGGCATCCTTTTTGCTCGTTTGTACACTAAGAATCCCTTTGCCGTATAGGAGCCTAGAGGTCAGATTGACTCTCCTGGAGCCCAATGGAGGGGTCATGAATGCCCAATTGGCAAATCTGCTCCCTGGATCCCCCTGTAGGCCATACTGCTTGGCAAGCTGTGAGGCCGTGGTGAACCAGAGGATGGGCTGCGACAGAAGCTCGTGGTATGTTCCGGTCTCCGCCAGGGCCTTAAATTCCTCTCGTAGTGTATCGACCGATTTCCCCGTCAACATGGACAATGAGGTAATCCAACATTCATCCTTTGCTTGTCGTTGCCACGTTATGGTCATGCTAGACTCCTAGTATCATTCTAGTCATTATGTGCATTCGAGTTGAAATTCCAGCTTTTCAATGCGCCCCTGGGCCTCTTGTACTTCGTCTCTGAGGTTCTGGATCGTGTCATTTTGATCCTGAATCCGCTTCAACATTTCTTCCTCAACCACAGTTTTCTTCCATCGTTGAAATGGGGTAAAGATCCCATCCCAATCATCTGGCTCCGAGACCTCAACACACAATTCAAACAACTCTTTGAGTGTCGTAATCCCATCGAGTTTCTGTCTCATTTCCACTCTGTCTATGGGGTCTATTGTATCTTTTCGCATGGTCTCCCTCTTCTTGTTCTTCTCAATCATCATGCCTTATGATAACAAATGGGTAGGTAGATGTCAAGAAGAAACCACCACATTAGAGGATTTTAATGTTTGGGGTAAGTGATTGAAATTAGATGGCTCCTAGGGTA